AGTAAATATAACATCAAACTTGACCATAATTATAAAATAGGTAAAAAATGAAAATATCAGTTATTAAACGCTCTGGCGTTAAAGAGTCCCTTACATTGGAAAAATGGCAGTCACAAATAGCAAAAATATGTCAGGGGATAGCTGATGTTAGTCAATCAATGATAGAAATAAAAGCCCAACCTCACTTTTATGATGGTATCACTACTAGAGAAATTGACCAAATTACACTTAGGGCAGTGGTAGACCTTATTGATGTAGAAAGCAATCCTGAATTAGGTCATACTAATTATCAGTATGTAGCAGGTAAGCAGAGATTAAGTATGCTTAGGAAAGATGTATATGGTACATATATACCACCCAGTCTATATAGTATCGTAAAAAGAAATGTTGAAACCGGTCTTTACACCTCAGAATTGTTAGAATGGTATACCGAAGAAGATTGGAACAAAATGGAATCTTTTATTGATCATGGTAAGGATGAGCAATATAGCTGTGCTGCTATTGAACAGATGATTGAAAAGTATTTGGTACGTAATCGTAGTACCAAAGAAATTTACGAAACACCACAAGTTCGTTATATCGTTGCTGCTGCTACTATTTTTCATAAGGAAGAACCACAGTCAGCAAGAATGCGTTATATAAAGGAATATTACAATGCGGCTTCAGATGGTTTATTTACTCTCGCTACTCCTGTTCTTGCTGGGCTTGGAACTCCCACTAAGCAGTTCAGTAGCTGTGTACTCATACGCAGTGATGATGACCTTGACTCCATTTTTGCTAGTGGAGAAATGATGGCCAAGTATGCTAGCAAACGTGCTGGCATTGGATTAGAGATTGGTAGACTACGCCCATTGGGTAGTCCAATTAGGGGAGGAGAAATCATGCATACCGGCATGATCCCGTTTTTAAAGAAATGGTTTGGGGATCTTAGATCCTGTTCACAAGGAGGGATTAGAAATGCGTCAGCTACTGTGTTCTATCCGATCTGGCATCACCAATTTGATGACCTTATTGTGCTCAAAAATAATCAAGGAACCGAAGAAACCCGAGTCAGACATATGGACTATGGTGTCGTACTCTCGGCATTCTTTTGGCGTAGGTTTAAGAACAAAGAGAATATTACGTTCTTCGACCCGAACCAAGTACCAGACCTCTACGAAGCCTTCTACAAAAATACCGAACTATTTGAAAAACTCTATGTAAAATATGAAGAACACACCGGTCTTCGTAAAAAAACCATGAGTGCCGAAGAAGTATTCAAGAGTGGCATCTTAAAAGAACGAACAGATACAGGGCGTATCTACCTGGTGTTCATTGACAACGTAATGAAGCAGGGTTCATTTGATCCTGAGTATCATACAATTTACCAGAGTAATTTGTGTTGCGTCACCGGTGACACTCAAGTTGTATTCCAACATGAGAACGGAAATATTGAACAAATGTCTATGTCAAGTGCGGTTGAAAGATTTGAGTTGGGTAATTTGACCAACTCAAAAATTAAAAGTTTTAAGAATGGTGAAGTTTCTTGGGAAAATATTGATGCCGCAATCAAAACAAAGACGGTTACTGAACTATATGAAATTGAAGATGAGAAGGGGAATGTATTGAAATGTACCGGTGACCACCGTGTTTTTACTAAGAATCGAGGATATGTAAGAGCAGATGAATTAGTAGAAACTGACGAGTTATGTGTTGAAATTTGATTACCAACCCAAAATACAAATTAGGAAGAATTAAAGTATGATTAAAATTAGAAAAATAAACGTAGAACCAACCGACGTATACGATATATCTGTTCCCGAAACACAGTGCTTTTTTGCAGATAATATTCTTGTTCATAACTGTGAAATTCTACTTCCTACTAAATCATTCAAGCGTTTGGATGACAGTGATGGACGTGTGGCGCTCTGTACTCTCGGAAGTATTAACTGGGGTGCGTTCAGGCATCCTGAGGATATGCGCCGTGCTTGCCGTATACTTCAGCGTAGTCTTTGTAATATACTTGATTATCAGGACTTCCTAAGTATTCAGTCTAAACTAAGCAATGATGAAATTCAACCATTGGGCATTGGTGTAACTAACTTGGCCTATTGGCATGCTAAACGCGGCGTTAAGTATGGTGATAAAGATGCTTTACAAGATGTTAAAAGTTGGATAGAGCATCAAGCATACTACTTGACTGAAGCCACTGTGGAGTTAGCTAAGGAGCGTGGTCCATGTTTAGATAGTCATAAGACAAGATATGGACAGGGTATCTTCCCTTGGGAACTCAGAGCCGATGCTGTCAATGACTTGGCAGAGTTTAGTCCAGAGCTTGATTGGGAAACTCTTAGAGAAAACATGATAAAATATGGAGTTCGTAACGCTACATTAATGGCTATAGCTCCAGTTGAATCTAGTTCAGTAGTTATCAACAGTACTAATGGTATTGAAATGCCCATGAGTCTAATCTCTGTAAAAGAAAGCAAAGCTGGCTCTTTTGTTCAAGTAGTACCTGAGTATCAAAAACTAAAAAACAAGTATCAGCTAATGTGGGATCAAAAGGATTGTGATGGATACCTTAAAACTGCTGCTGTATTGGCTGCTTATGTAGACCAAAGCATTAGCACTAACACTTTCTACAATCCAGCATTTTTCCCTGATCGTAAAGTTCCTACAACGCTTATAGCCAAGAATCTAATGCAAGCACATATATGGGGCCTAAAAACTTTTTATTACTCATTAATTTCTAAAATGGGATCTAAAGAGGTTACTGAATCCGCACCTGCAATATTAGAACCCATAGATTTTGATGATGAAGAAGATTGTATTGCCTGCAAATTATAAGGATAATAAATAATGTTAGAAACAATTTGCGATGTATTAGTAGAAGAATATAAAAGAAATCCTTGGAGAGCATATGAACATATAGAGAGGTTGGAACATATTTCCAAGATCGTTCTAGCATTTGGCAAGTTTTAATGACTTCTAAAAGTAATTTAGCTCAAGGTAGAGAAAGTTATGATGCTGAATTAAGCACGGGTTTGGTTGAATTTTTTAATAGAAATATTACTCCTTACCCTACAGAATCAAGTGGGCCAAAGTTTGATCTTATTCCTGTTGAAAAACAAAAAGACATTATGGTCAATGTGGCTAGAATGTATGCACAACAAGAATATAATAGAATTATGGATTTAGTTCAAGTACTTCAAACTCAGGCTGCTAGCATTAAACGTAGGTTGGAGATAACTGATGCTGTCCATTCTGCCAAATATAATTTTCAAATCTATCACGGCCAAATTTATTGGTTAGCATATAATCATATAGATAGTTGTACAATATTAACACATAACGGACCTGATGATTGGAGTGCTGGGGCACCAAATCATTATGAATTTATATGTAAGGTGAAATGGTTAGGTGACTACACGTGGGTAGAACTTGACAAAGACGATAATTATAACTAAAATAGAAGAACAATATGTCCAAACAACAATACAACCTAAACACTAAAACAGACTATTTAAATCGTAAAATGTTTCTAGACTCTGAGGGTCCAGTTACTGTTCAAAGATTTGAAGAAGTAAAATACAATAAATTACAAAAGATAGAACAAACTGCTAGAGGGTTTTTTTGGGTACCTGAAGAAATCTCTCTATCTAAAGATGCTAACGATTTTAAAGACGCTAGCGATGCGGTTAAACATATCTTTACTAGCAACTTACTAAGACAAACCGCACTTGATAGTATTCAAGGCCGTGGGCCAGCACAGGTTTTTACACCTGTTGTGTCTTTACCTGAACTAGAAGCATTGATGTACAACTGGAGTTTCTTTGAAACTAATATTCATAGTCGCAGTTATAGTCACATTATTCGTAATATCTACAACGTACCAAAGGATGTGTTTAACACTATCCATGATACAAAAGAAATTATTGATATGGCTAGCAGTGTGGGTAAGTACTATGATGAGCTACATCAAATTAATTGTCATAAAGAAATAGGGGAGGATATCCCTGAAAAAATGCATATTCGTGCAATTTGGTTAGCACTCAATGCTAGTTATGCATTAGAAGCGTTCCGCTTTATGGTATCGTTTGCTACATCATTGGCTATGGTTGAAAACAAAATCTTTATCGGCAATGGTAACATTATTAGCTTGATTCTACAAGATGAATTATTACACAAAGAATGGACTGCTTGGATGATTAACCAAGTAGTAAAGGAAGATAGTAGGTTCGTTCAAGCCAAACAAGATTGCGAACAAGCAGTATACGATATGTATATGGATGTTATTAGAGAAGAAAAAGATTGGGCTACTTACTTATTTAAAATGGGTCCTGTTATCGGACTTAATGCTAATATTCTTAAAGATTTTGTAGATTATACAGCCGTAAATGCTCTTAAAGAAATAGGCATCAAGTATCTTGGCTCAGCTCCAAAAAGCACTCCTATACCATGGTTCAACAAACATAGTGACACTAGTAAAAAGCAGACGGCCTTGCAAGAAAATGAAAGTACAAATTATGTTATAGGAATTATGTCTGAAGCATTAGACTATAACCAATTACCACAACTATAAGGAATAATATTATGCAAGCAATTATATGGTCTAAGTACAGTTGTGCCTATTGCGATCAGGCAAAGGCCCTATTAAATCAAAACGATATCCCATATGAAGAACGAATAATCGGTAATAGTTGGACCAAAGAAGATTTATTAGTAGCAGTACCAAATGCTAGATCAGTACCTCAAATTTTTCTTAATGAAGAATATGTAGGTGGGTTTCTAGAACTTAAACAAAAATTAACACAAGGATAAAAATGCAGTTTACAGTCAACGAAGTCTTAACATTTAAGATGAACAGTGGAGATGAAGTAGTAGCAAAGGTCGTTGCAGGGCCTGACGAATATGGATATATTACGGTGACCGACCCAGTTACTGTAGTTACTACTAATAATGGAGTTGGAATGATTCCAACTATCATGACCGCAGAACACAACGCTCAAAATAAACTAAATACTAATAATATTTCTATGTTTACGCTTACAGACGATAACATTAAGTTAAAGTATTTAGAAGCTACAACTGGAATATCAGTACCAACTAAAAAATTAATTATGGGGTGATATATGTTTTCAATAATAGGTAGAGGAGTTAGTAGATTAGGTGATATTAATTCTGCCAAGGGTAGAATACTTAGGGGAGCTAAATCAGTTTTTGTCAGCGGATTACCTGCAGGACTGCATATTAGCCCTGTTACTCCACATTTACCATTTAATGGTCCACACAAAGCTTCTTTTACTGTAACAGGTAGTCCAACAGTTTTCTGTGAGTATGCTCCACTCTTAAGAGTGGGTTCATACACTAATTGCGGGCATCCTATCGTACAGGGTAGTTTAACTGTTAGGTGTCCATGAGTAACTATGCTTCACAAACTCCGTTAGGGGTTAATGTTTTAGGTTCACTATTACAAAACACAGGGTTTACTATAAACCCATTAGTATTACAATACATAGGTGTTTCTAAAAATAATACCAATTATACACCCGGTAAACTTATAACAGGCACATGTTTAAATAATTTAACCAACGCTATTAATGCAGCTTATGGTTTAGTAACCGCTGTTATACCTGCATTATCACCGGGTGTGTATAACAGTTTAATATCTATTGGTTCAGATACAATACCTTGTTTGGGTAATTCTAAACCAAGTACATATGATTGGACCGGGCCGGCAAATACAGGATATTCAACTGCGGGTAATACTAATACTGGACAAGCAGCCACTTGGAATCCTTATAACACCTCTAATGCTAATAAAGCAGTAACACAATGGGGATTTTTAAGATTGCCTGCATTTCAAGCTTGGAATGAATATAATTGGAATGGTATACCACTTGCTGATACACCAGATTATAATGATTTTACTGCTTCTATGCAGGTCGCAGCGGGGTATGTAAGTTCTTATAATACTTCGCTATACTCTGTTGCACAATCTAATACTTATTTGAAAGGCATTTATAGCAATATGAATGACTTAATAAGTTCAGATGTAACTGGTGTAAATTTAGCTACCAATGCATTTGGTCAAGATTTAATCACATTAGGTAGAGCAATTAATTTACAAAAAATAGCACTATTTGGATTACCATCAGTACTATTACAAACTATAGTAGCCAATAATAGTTTAACACAAAGCCTTAGTTTAGCTTTGCTATCTAGTGGATTAACCGAAAATGAAATTACTAATATTATACTTGATAATGGCTCGGTAACTACTAAGGAACAAGAACAAAAGTTATATGGTTCATTTTTAGTTATAGTAGGTAGAGATTTACAAGAAATATTAATACCATTAAATTGCAAAACCGTTGGATTAGAATCACTAGCAGATTTACTTAATATAAAAAAATTATTTCCAAACAGCTATACTTCAATGACTGTTCCTGTGTATAACACTAGTGCAGGGCCCACTAATAGTAAAACGTATTATCCAATATTTGATAATCAAAGCGTAAATGGCAGATTGTCTAATCCTACTGTTAAAAATCAACTAGGTGTTATAAACCCAATAGGTGCACCCATTACTTTACCAAGTAGCGGCACATTTCAACTTCCTCAACCCGGCTTTGGAGCTTTTCTGATTGGAATAGTACCCGATGATATAGCTATATCTACGGGTGCATTTTCTGTTTCTATGCAACAGATTAATAATATAGCAGGAGTTGATATAGAAAAATTTGCACAGGTAGTTTTTTCTATTGAAACTACCAAAGGGTTAAATTTGGTTAACGGAACTGATGTACCTGTTAATACTGAATTAGCCACCGCCGCATTTAATATTCTTGCTCAAGGCACCGGGCCATCAGGGTCATATACAATGTCTGATTTTTTTGGTGCAATGTCAGGTCTTCCATATTATTGGCAAGAAATATATAATAATATTATAGATATTCAAACTGATAATTTAAAAACAATTTATAACAGTTTATATGCTTTAGTGTCAATTGTACCAGACTATAATATAGATATTGAAGTGCAAGCATTGATAGAGTTAGCTAATAATGAAATAGAAAAAATATTATCAAAAAATCAATTAAAGGCTGCAAACCTAAATAAAATTTACAATTTAGTAGGAACTCAATTAGCTAATGAACAAGAAGCTAGATATAATGCAATTTATCCAGTGCCTAGTCCTACTAGAGACCCTAAAATTAACCCTTATCCTAGTACCATTGTTAATTTTGTTAACTCTATATCTGAATTTGCACAAAGCACTGCTCCAAATATGGAAGCACAAACACTAGAGGCAATTGCGGACTTATCACTAGTTGGTGGACAAAGTATTATAGGATTAATGCGACAAGAAAGAAATCAGGCAAAACTTCAGCTAGCTGGAATAACATTAGATAATGAAATTTCTGGAGAATTAGATCCCAAATTAGCACAGATTTTATTAGCCAACGGTACCGTTGCAACGGGTGTTAAAGGAATAGCTGTAAATGGGGTAAACTGTAATCCTGATAATCCTACGACTATTTTCACTGCACCAGCATGTCTAGTTAATGTTACAGATACTAATCAACTTATTTCACCAAATCCATATGGATATATAGATCCAAATAGTCAAACTTTCTTAACTACTCGTAGTTCAACTGAAATCGGGCAACAGTCTCCTATTTCAGAAATATTAGCAGCCCCATTATATGGGTCATGTTCTTTGGGTCCTGAAGACAACGGAACCGGCCCTGCACTATGTTCACCTGGAACAGGGCCAACAATAGGTAGTCCGATACAACTTAATTCTGTTATCAACCCATTCCAAACAGGCGTAAGTTTATTAAATAATATACCTCAGCCATTAAACTGCACCCCTATTGTTACTGTAAAAGGAGGAGCTAGGGTAGCGACAGGAACAGGAAATCCAATAGACGATGGGAAATCAAAGACTTTGGGTAGTTTAGGTGGCTCACCTGATACTAATTTGGTTCCAATTAACATAAATAGTACGTACACATCAAGTACATTAACACCCACTTCATTTACCATTTCCGAAGCCATAGAAGAAGTAGTATTGTGCAACTGTGATTGTTGGGTAGACTAGATTCGGAAGCCCAACTCTCTTTACTTAATTTAGGGCTTTTGATATAATTAGCTTCGTCTTGAAGCAAGGAGGAAAAAATGGAATTTTCAGTAAAAACTATTAATAGTTTTATTGGACTAGTATTAGTAGCATTTTTAGTAAATTATGTTACTATTTACAAGTTTGGTGAGAAAAGAGAAATCAAAACCGCCTCGTCTTATGTGAATGTCAATACTGTTGATAAAACACTAGATTGTTTGGCAATCAACATTTACCGCGAAGGGGCTAATGAATCGTTTGAGGGCAAAGTTGCTATAGCACAAGTTACGCTTAATAGAATGAACAACCCTAATTT